CCTCCTTTTTGTCTTTTCACAGTTATTTTATGAATATTTTGTGAAGATGTGACCAAAATCGTTGAATTTTATAAATGGATTTGATATGATATGTTTGTACGTTGAAGAATGAAAGTACATTTGAAAGGAGAAATTATGAAAAATAAGTTATTGATTTTATCATGTTGTGCTCTTTTATTAGTTACAACAGGATGTGGAAAATCTATACCAAAAACAAAAAATGGTGAAGAAATCGTAGCTTCTATTGATGGAAAGGACTTTACTGCTGATGAATTATATGCAGAATTAAAAACAGAAAATGGATATAATAAATTAATCAACATGATTGACAATTACATTGCAGATAAAGAAGTAGAAACAACAGAAGACTTGAAGAAAAATGCTCAACAATATGTAGACTTCTACAAACAATATGCAGAAATGTATCAAATTGATTTAGGAACATTCCTAGAAGCAACTGCTTCTGAAACTGGAATCACTGGAGTTACTACTGAAGAAGAATTATTAGAATTCTTTATTAAAGACTTAAAAATAAAAGAAGCTATTAGAAAGCAAATAGAAAATACTCTTACAGATAAAGAAATAGAAAAATATCTAGAATTAGCATCTATAGATATTAACAGAGCTACATTAACACGAATTGAAAAAAGAGGATTTGATAATTTAACATCGCAACAAAAAGATTTAATAATTAAGGCCACATGCATACAATGTGAATATATAAAAGAAGAGGGGTTATATGACGATTCTAGTATATCAAGTTATAGTATAGGTGGAGATTTAACAGTAAATGAAAAAGATTCGCAAGACATAAATGATAGGCTAAAAATATCGAAATTAGCATTCTTCTATTTAAAAAGAACAGGTTTAACAAATAGAATTATATGATTAAGAAATTAAATCCAAATCATCTAAAAAAATTATTAAATAATGAATGTGATGTTATTTTGTATCAAGAGGGTTTATCTGAAGAAGGTGAGCCGCTTGATGCTTTTTTATTAAAAAATCAAAAATGTAGATTTGTTGAAAAAACTAAAACTATAATTGATTCAGATGGGAAAAAGGTTGAATTGATTCGGTAAAGTAATATTGCTGGGAGATATAAGTATAATTCCTTCGAGAAATTTCGAAGTAAAAGAAATTGACTCTATGAAAGTAAAGGAATTAAATTCTTTAAAAGTAAATTTAAAAACCGAAAAACTAGAAGTTAAAAAAATTACTGGAGGAATTGTAAGGATATATGGTTCAGAATATCAAATTTATCGATCAAGCAAACCACGAAACCCAGATGGGTCTGTTCATCATACAACATTGGAGTTGATGTAATATGAAAATAACTTGGAATAGAAAAAATATTGATATGATAAATTTTGCTACACAATTAGCACTAATAGATACAGCAGAGGCAATAAAAACTGATTTAATACAAAGTCAGACAATGCCTTTCGATACAGGTGTAATGCAGAATGATAGTACATATGTAGAAGACAGAAGAATAATAAAAGGTTCTGTTAGAATAGTATCTGATACGCCTTATTCGAGAAAGGTATATTTTGACCCAGAAATACATATACAACATAACAAAAATCCGAATGCAAAACAATATTGGTTTGAGGATTATATAACAGGAAACAAAAAAGATTTGCCAATTAAGTACTTTAAAAAAATGTTGCAAAGGAGGAACAAATAATGATAGAAAGATTGGAAACAGTAAAAGTAAAAGACTATTTAAAAACTATTATTACAGAGTGTTCAAAATGGTACACTGGCAAAATGGATGAAAATCAAGAAAAAGCTATTGCTATATATGGTAACAGAAGACAGTTAGAGGATAATTCAAAGTATAAGAAACTAAAAAGTTATGGAATATTACCAATTACTTTATTATTAAGATGGACTAAAAATTATAATGTGGCCGAAACTATGGCCAACAAAATTTACGAACTGCTAGATTGTAGTTCTTTTTTTATTGAAGATTATAATTGCTCAATTGAGTGTTTATATAATGGTCCTATAAATTTAGGAACAGATGAAAACAATGTCTATAAGTTTTCAATAGAATTAAATTTATTATATAGAAAAGGAGGAAAATAGCATGCCAAACAAAACAGGAGTATGTCCTTGCTATGAAGGGCAATTTCAAGTAGGTGCAACAAAAGAGACATTAACAGATATCGCTGATATGGAAACATTTAGCATAAAGCTAGATAATGGAATAGAGGAATGGAATCCATATGATAGCGAAGGATGGGTTAAAAGATTAATGGCATCTAAATCAATAACAATTTCAGCATCAGGAAAAAGAAACTTTGGAGATACTGGAAACGATTTTGTTGCAGATTTCTTTATGAAAAACGGAAGAGATGCAGAAGGTGTGTTTCAATGGACATTTCCAAATGGAGATAAATTAGTATTAGAAGGTGCTATATTCAACATAACAAACTTAAATACAGGAAAATCTATCGAAGTTATGCCACTCGAATATGACGTAATGTCAAATGGAAAACCAACATACACAGTAGCAACACCGGCAAAATCAGCAGTGCAAACAAAATAGGAGAGCATATAAGCTCTCCATAAATTTATACTTAGGAGGAATAGTAAATGGCAAATTTAGATATTAGTTCAAAATTAGGTCATGAAAAACAAGAAATAACAATTGCAGAAGGAAAAACATATGAGGTAAATTGTGGAGCAATTTCTATGTTAAAAACAGAGGAATACTTCAAAAAGGGTGAAATTTTAAAGGCAATAGAATTATTATTAGGGAAAAAAGCTATAAAAGATATAGAAACTATGAATTTAACAGTAAAAGAAATGCAAATTATAATTATTGCAGCAGCGGCACAAGTGAATGAAGTCTCTTATGAGGAAATGGAGAAACGATTTCAAAACAAGTGATGACACTGAAAAATGGTATGACTTAGACGAAGATTGGCCAGTAATTGAGGCCAGTCTTGCAAAGCAATATAAAATAAGAATAAGAAAAGAAATAGATGATATGGATTATGCAGAATTGTGTAATCTAATATCTGGCTTAATGGCAGATACACCACTACGGAAATCTTGTTCAAATTCGTAGTGAAGATGATGAAGAGGTTATAAAGAATTTTACACAAGAACAAAAAAATATTCGTTGGGAATATCGAAGAAAAATAGCAAAAAAAGTGAGTAAAGAAGAACTTGAAAAGGTTATTACCGAGTTTCAGAAAGCTTTTAAAGAAATGGTTGGTGATAACGAATGATAGAAATAAGATGCCCTAATTGCAATCAACTTTTATTAAAAGTCGAGCGTTGCAAAGGCGAAATAAAATGCATACGATGTAAGAAAACAATAAAAATTCATATAGATGAAAAAGACAGAGTGAGCAACACAACTATAATAGTTAAGTAGTTAGCCAATACCTGCTTTTATCCTAAAAAGAAAGGAGGAGTAGGTATATATGAGTACTAACGTAGGTGCTGTTGACTTTGAATTATTATTAAATTCAAATCCATTTAATAAAGGATTAAAAAATACAACAAATACGATTAAAAGTTCTGGAATAGAAAATTCACTAAAGAAAATTGGAAAAATAGCATTAACAGCTTTTTCAGTAAAAGCAATAGTTGGTTTTGGTAAAGAATGTCTTAATCTAGGTTCGGATTTAGCTGAAGTACAGAATGTAGTTGATGTTACTTTTGGAAACTTAAATACCGAAGTAAATAATTTTGCGCAAAACGCTATTGAACAATTTGGTTTAGGACAAACAGTAACCAAAAAATATGTAGGAACTTTTGGTGCAATGTCTAAGGCTTTTGATTTTACAAATGAAGAAGCTTTAGCAATGTCCAAAACACTAACAGGTTTAGTAGGAGATGTAGCATCATTCTATAATCTAAAACCAGATGAATCTTATACAAAATTAAAATCAGTATTTACAGGAGAAACAGAAAGTCTAAAAGATTTAGGCGTTGTAATGACACAAAATGCACTTGATCAATATGCATTAGCAAATGGCTATGGAAAAACAACTGCCAAAATGTCAGAGCAAGAAAAAGTAGCATTAAGATATAGATTTGTTTTAGATAAATTAAATGTAGCACAAGGCGATTTTGCTAGAACTAGTGATAGTTGGGCAAATCAAACAAGAGTATTAAGTTTAAGGTTTAATGAGTTAAAGGCTACATTAGGACAAGGATTTATTAACGTTTTTACACCTATTGTAAAAGGAATAAATATAGTATTAGGTAAATTACAAATACTAGCAAATGCTTTTAAATCTTTTACAGAAATGATTTTTGGAAATGCTGGAGGAGACAACGGCTCAAGTTCAGTTTCTAATCTAGCAACAGATGCATTAAATGCAAGTGATGCAGTTAG